TTCTACAAATTGACTTCCCAGAGGGGGGTGTTGTAACATAGCAACAAAAGGATCAAAAAATGCAAAACAAACTACCACCAGAGCTTCACATTGTGCAAGGAACTAAAGGCGTGAATCAAGGCGTTTTGATTCCTGAATCTTTACGCAAAAGGATTCCACCCGCTGAATGGTTGGACAACCCGCAAGCCTGGAGCAAGCAAAAGTTTATTTTGGAAACTTCCGATTTTCTCTATTTGACCTATGGCATAGGTAATGACCAAGACAAGCACACCATTACCATGCTGGCTGACCAAATGGATTTATACATCCAATGCAATAAGGGCATATCGGAACAAGGAATTATTAGTGAATATAACGATGGCAAAACTGTTGGTCCTAATCCTCATGTGGCTATTAGGGAAAAGACATTAGCCAAGATTATCTTGTTAATGAATGAATTAGGGCTTACCCCTAGAAGCCGTCTTTCTACTGGCAAAACGGAAGAAAACAGTTCTGTAGCTAAATTCCTAAGAGGACCTAAAGGTTGATGGATTGGCAAGATGGTGTTCTATATGCAGTACAAGTAGCAAAAGGTGAAATTAATGTTTGCCGCTATGTAAAGCTGGCTTGTCAAAGATTTTTAAACCAATTAGAGAATAAGGAATGGGAATGGGAGTTTGACCCAGACTATCCAACCCATGTCCTAAACTTTGCTTCTGCCCTAAAACATACTAAAGGACCTGATGCGGGTAAACCTGTAAAACTAGAGCCTTTTCAAATTTTATTTATTTGTGCTATTTATGGCTTTAGGTCTAAAAAGAATCATGCAGATCGTATGGTACGGGATGTCATTTTGTTCATTCCCCGTAAAGCTGGTAAATCCACACTAACATCCATTATTGGCTTATATGAGCTACTATGTGGAGAAGCTGGTTCAGAAGTCTTTACCCTGGCTACTAACAGGGAGCAAGCATCTATTGTTTTTGATGCCGCAAAAGGGTTTATTGAAAACATGGATTCTGAACTGGCTAACCAGTTTAATGTTAGCAAATATGAAATCAAAAAGGCTGGCGATTCTCAGTCCATGTTTAAGGCTTTAAGCAGAGATACCAAAAAGACGGGTGACGGCAAAAACCCCAGTTGCGTTATTGTGGATGAAGCTAGTGCCATAGTAGATCGCAATTCTATAGAAGTCCTACATTCAGGCATGGTTGCTAGAAGCAATCCACTAAGGGTTTATATCACTACAGCCAGCTTTACTAAAGATACTAAGTTCTATGAAGATATGGATATGATGGAATCCATCCTTAATGGAGATATAGGGGATAACCCTAGGTGGTTTGGTTTACTGTATGGCTTAGATTTGCAAGATGATTGGAAAGACCCTGTGAACTGGGCAAAGGCTAATCCAATGCACGGCATTAGCGTATTTGACGATGCCATTAAAGATAGAGCAGAAGAAGCCAAACATAAGCCAGCAACTCTTAATGAATTTTTGTGTAAAACATTAAACATTTTTGTTAGTGCTAATTCTGCTTGGATTGATCGTTCTTATTGGGATGATTCAGTTTGCTTAATTACAGAAGAACGCCATTCCGATGATGTTTTTATTGGATTTGACTTGGCGGCTACTAGGGACTTAAATGCAGTTTGTACTTTAAAGCGGTTTGGTGAATCTGATTTTGAAGCTAGTTGGCAGTTCTTTTTACCAGAAGAAGGTTTTGGATTAATTCCCAAGCATTACCAAGATGTCTTTAGGTGCGCTATAGAATCGGGCATCCTTAAACTGACTGAGGGTAATGTCATGGATGATCGGGAAATTAGTGAGTTTATCAAAATGCAAGCCGAAAAATACAATGTAAAAGAGGTAGGCTACGATGCTTATAATGCGGCTAGTTTGGTTGCTAGGTTGCATGATTCTGGGATTCCTGTAAAAAAAGTAGGTCAGGGAATGGCAGTTTTGAATAATCCTTCTAAGTTTGTTGAGAAAATGATTCTTGGAAAAAACATTAAACACGATGGCAACCCATTTGTAGGTTGGCAGTTGGGGGGCTGTGAAGTATTTACGGATGTGAATGGTAACATTAAGGTGAGAAAAAATGAAGCCGATAAAGCGCATAAGATTGATGGTATTATTGCTATGATTATTGCGTTCCATTGTGCCTTAGACAATCCATTTACATCAAACAGTTTTGGATTTAGAACTTTTTGATATAAAATATAAAAAAATGTTTTAAAACCGAGGATAAATATGGGTATTTTAGATATTTTCAGTAAGAAAAAAACTGTACAACAGGAATCCAATACCCTATTTGGACAAACTCAACTTGGTAATAATGTCATTTATCAGGGTGCGGCTGGCAGACAAACAGTTTCTCAGCAACTACTGTATGTAACTACAGGAAGTACCACAGCATCTGGCAGAGTTGTAGATATGTCAGTTCTCAGTCGCAATTCGACTGTAATGGCTTGTGTAGGGGTTAAAGCTAGAGCATTAGCCCAGCTTCCAGTAAAGATTATGTACAAAGCAGACGATGGCACTTTTGTAGAAGCCATTGCTTCTGACAAAGTTGGCTCAAGAGATAAAGCTAAAGCCAAACAAATTACTAATCTATTGCAACAGCCTAATAATTTCCAAAGCCAATATGAGTTTTGGTATCAATGGTCAATGTGGCAAGACCTTGCGGGTGAGTGTTTTACCCTTTGGTGGAGAAAAGATCAGCAAGATTCTTTAGCTACTCCATTAGAAATGTATAACCTAGATGCAACCCTTATTACAGTTCAGCTTACCCCAACCCGCTATCCTTCTTACCGATTATCTACGCCAACATACGGGTTTAATAAGGATGAACCGCTATCTGCACATCAAGTAATGCACATTAGCGAAGCGGCTTGGCAAGGTGTGGCTGGTTTCAATAAAGGTATTTTGGCAAGCGAATTGGTTGGTTTAGATCAAGATATTGACCTTTATGCCAACTTTGTAATGCAAAATGGTGCAAAACCAAGCGGATTATTCCGTACAGATCAAGTAATTCCAGATGGTAAATATAAGGAAATTGCTGGTAGATTAAAGGAAGCATGGTCAAATATGACCGCTTCTAGGGATTCTGATTTAAGCAAACCTGGTCAGGGAATGTTGTTAGACCAAGGAATGATGTTTGAAACAGTCAAAATGCTGACTCTACAAGATGCTGATGCCGCCCAATTAAAGATTCAAACCATGAAGCGTATTTGCGGTTTGTTTGGCATACCGCCAGCAATGATTGGTATTGCCGACCAAAAATACAATAATACTCAAACAATGCTTGATGAATTTTATAAAACAACCATGTATCCAATGGTAATTAATGTAGAGCAAAAGCTAAATAGTCATTTATTAAAGGGTTATCCAAACCTTTGTGTTCGATTTGATACTAAAGATTTCTTAAAAGGGGCAGCTTTAGATCAAATGAATTTTGCAACTGCTGGCGTTTCTAATGGTATTATGACCCCTAATGAGGCAAGAGAATATTTAAATATGGCAAAAATGGAAGATGCTAATGATTTAGTATCTAAGATGACAAATACAAAACCATTGCCAGGAAGTAGCCCACAAGATACTGGTGGGGGCGGTGGAAGCCAAGCCAAAAAGATGAATATAGGAAAAACCTAAATGAATACAATTAATAAGATTGTTGGGATATTTGGTTATCAGTTAATTAAAAATAATGTTAAACTCCCAACAAAGACAAAATCCCAATATAAAATAACAGACGATAATCAATCTATTAAGAATGGGATAGTCAATGAATCAGAGCCTAAATTTCCTTTGCGAAGCAAAGTTAAGCCTAAACCAATCCTCAAAAGAAAGCTCAAATCCTAGTGGGCTAATTGAAGCTAGAGTAACTTCTTGGGGTGCAAGAGAAGGTGCTGATGGTCGCAAATTTAATTATCAGCCAGAAGGCTTTGCTCAATGGGCAGATGAATTTTCTCAAACTGGTAAACCATTACCTATGTTCCTTAATCATAATGATATGGGGATGCCAATGGGTCAATGGGATGAATTTAATTTTGATAAAGAAGGAATGACCGCTAAAGGGAAGTTGTTTATGAACACTTCTGGCGGTGCTGATCTTTATGAAGTTTTAAAATCCTCACCTAATTTATTTGGCGGTGTATCTGTTGGTGCATTTGCTGATGAAGCGTGTATGGTAGATGAAAATGGCGTTGCTCTTGGCATTGATGCTGATGAAGGCGATGGCTATTTTCAAATTACTAAAGGTGGCTTGCGTGAAGTGTCCGTAGTAATGTATCCAAACAATCCAGCGGCAGAAGTTATGAAGTTGGAATATTTTGATGCAGAGGGCAACGCAAACCCAAGACTAATCGAAAAATCCTTGCGTGATGCTGGGCTTTCCCGAAAAGATGCGACCACCGCATCTTCAATCCTCAAAAAAGTATTGGAACAACGTGATGTTGAACCAGAAACAGTTGAGGTAGCCCCTATTCAGAGTGAGCCTGAAGCGGTGGTCAATGAAGCTGATGCAATTCTTCAAGCCTTAAAGGAAAGAGAACTGTTGAAAGCATTATCTAAACGCATCAAATAAAGGAATTATTATGAAAGAAGTTATTGAAAAATTAGACACAATCGAAGCAGCTTCTGTTGCTAAGATTGAAGAAGTAAAAGCAGAAGTTGCTACTACTGTTGAAGCTGCTAAAGCAGAATTTGCTGAAAAAGTTGCCGCATTAGAAGCGAAGATTTCTGAAGTTCAAGCTCCAGCTATTGTTAAAACTTATACATCTTTAACACAAGAACTTAATCGTTCTGTTAAAGAACAAATCCGTGATTTCTACAAAGCAGGCAATAAAGTAGAAAAAGAAATTAAATTGTTTGAATCAATCGATCAATATGATGCTTACATGAAGGAAGATGGCTCACAGTTGGGTAATCCAGCGGGCTATGGTTCTGGTTACAATGTCGGTGGTCGTACTGGTTACGATC